GTGTTCATCACGTATTGATGCTGAAGACCGTTCTCTTGAATCGGCACATTCAGGATCGCCCGCGTGCCGCGCGGATAGCTGATCAACTGCCAGCCGAAATTGTCGCCATAATCCCGCGCGCTCTGGTTCATCACGCGCTGGATGTTCTGGGTCAGCGAAACCTTCTGCACCGCAGCGCGCTCAAAGATCATCGCGCGAGACAGAGGCACCACGCCATCAATGCAGATGATTGCAATGTCAGCGCCAACCTTCGTCAGGCATCGCCGCCCAATCGGAGCGCCCATTGAGAAGACGCCGACGAGCGTGAAATTCACGGCCGGGTCTATGCCCGAATAGATCGCCACCTCGCCGCGTGATGACACAAACACCGCGTAATCATCAGGCCCGTTACCGGCATCAACTGACCATGTTCCCATGGCCATGAGATAACCGCCTTGCGTATAGAGACCTCCGAGCGGGAATTTTACGGCCGCGCCTTGGATCGAATCGGTCGGCAGATAGTACGCATCGCTTGAATTTGGGATCGTGTACCAGATGCGGTTCTTATGCGCGTTAATGCCGATCGGCGGACTAGGCGGCCCCGTGATGGTCGCGACCGTCCATGCCGAGCCGTCAAAGTTCTGCGGCGCATCAACACCGTTGACGCATTGCAGCCAATTGCCGCCCGTGTTCGCGAAGTTGATGTATTGAAAGCGCGCGCTGTTGAGTCCCGTAACCTCCGCCGGCGCGGACCCCGTGTTCGTGACATCGAAAATAGTATCATTGGATGCAGCGAACAGAAAATCATTCGCCACGCCCTGATAGGGCATCAAGGTCTCGACCGGGTCACCGGTTCCGGTGTCGCAATGGAAGACATGCCCTTTGCGAAGCTCAACCCATGAGGGTTGCGGGAACCAATTGTCCAGCCTCACGGCTCGTTTGGGGGACATATCCGCGATGGGAGAAACAGCGTCCCAGCCTTCGACCGGAGCCGGAACGGATGCGCCCGCCGCAATCGGGTTCTTCGGCGCATGCGAGAACGCTCCAGCCGGAACACCGCGATAGACTTGGCGTCCCGGCGCAAGCTTCCTCATGACGACGGGAAATAACCGTCTTGAACGTTCGCCGCGCTGATAAGATACGGGAACTTCCGGCGCGTCATAGACAAGTCCGGCATGCCTCCGTCGCGCGCCATCTCACGATTGATGAAATCGACGTATTCAGCTTGCATGGCTCCGTAATCGAAGCCCTTGATCTGCCACATGCGCCACTTGGCACCGAGGATCAGCGCATTGTCGCTTATCAGCGGAACATCTGTGTCAGCGGTAAAGCGAGTTCCGAAAGTCCCGTCCGCATGCTCAACCCAACCATCACTGACATACTCAAAGACGAGCGCGGCGGGCGTATCCTGAATGGTCGGGGCGGGCCACAAACGATAAACGGTCGGACGTTTGCCTATCTGACGCCACCGACGACGCGGCCCCGTGGTGACAATGCCGGATCGCTGCCATTGATCGAACTGCGGCGATTGTGGACCGACAAGCATCCAATGGTTCGTCCGATCCCACCACGTATGCGAGATGTAATGATCGAAGTCGGATGGAATTTCGTAAGTGTCACGCGAGAAGATAATTTCCGTACCAGCCGCCGTCGCGGTCGATTCCATTTCTACGCGCAGGCTGTTCGCGTCGATCACTTCAACAACACGCTGTGCCGCCGGCTGGCCATCCCCTGACACGACGGCGAAGGAATTAGCCTCGATGCCCGCCGTAGATGGAAGGATGTTGGAAATCAGCGTCGTGTTTACGACCACGTCGCCGGTCGTATTGATTGGCGCTTCCAAGTTGATGATGTGCTCTCCTTGCAAGCACGTCCAACCTTCTGCCGGCGATTTATACAGATTGTTGCCGTCGCGATTGACGAGCGCCAACAATTGCTGAACTTGAAGATCGCTAGACCCGACCACCTGCGTAGGCTGATTAAGCCCCAACTCTGCACAGGCAACTTGCACGATTTCAAGCAAGGTCATCATCAGAATTAAGCCCCGAGCAGCGAAGCCCAGCCGGTCGCCGTAATTTTCGTAAAGCGACGGGATTTGTTCTGCGCGACATTGACACTCGCACTCGACGAGCCGTTGTCGATCGTCTCGCCAGACTGCGGGAACAACAGCGCCGTCGTGGACGACGTATTGAACACTTCGAATGTCGCGCCGATTGCACTCGCCGGGAGAACAAACGCCGTCTGACCGCCAGAGGTCGTCAGGATCGTGTAATTGCGCGTGATAGGCGTAGCCGTCGCCAGAGCCGTGGTCGCGCCAGTCTTGGACGAAACATCAGTACCGACGCGGTTAGCCTGCTCAGCAGGCATACCGACGCCCATAAGGCTTGCGGGTGCAGTCATGGGAATCTCCTGTTAGGCGGCCTTCGGGGGACGGCCGCGACGTGGACGCGGAATTACATCTTCCTCCGCTTCGGCATCCGCCAACGCGGCTTCCAAAGCGGTGTTTCGATCAGCAAGCGCCTTCACGCGCAGTTCCATCGCTTCAAGCTTCTGCTCAAGCTCGTGGAAGCCCTTGCCCTTCTCGGATGAAGCCAGAAACTGCTTCGCCTTCTCGACGAAATGCAGCGCGCCCATGCCGATGTTTTGTTTCTGCGTGTCGTTCAGTTCCGCCAATTGCTCGACAGTCTGCACATTGAAGTGCTTGAGGTTGTCGACGATCTCGGGATTGTTCGGGAACAGAATCGCAAGTGGTGTTCCTGCGGGCGCGTCCTGCTTGCCGTTCTGATACGCGGCCCACTGACGCGGGAAGCGCATCAAGTGTTCCTGCGTGACGGGCTTCTCGATGTAATCGCGCTCGCCGGGCTGCTGGATGTGAACGTAGTCCACAGCGACATGCACCGGCCGGCCAAGCTCCTTGGACTTGATCGGATCGATGACTGATTTCTGTTTGAACTTAACGAAAAGCTTGTCGTCGCTCCCGAACGTGACAAGGCCGCCAGCGTTGGCGTCAAAACTCATGGAAAGTGCCGGAATATCCATTGTAAGCCTCCAAAGAAAAGACCGCCCGAGTTTCCCCGAGCGGCCAAGGTTGATGAACCTGCTGTTAGGTCGAAGTAACGCCAACCACAGGATTGTTAAGCGTGCCAGCCACGGCGGCAGCCGGAGTGGTCGCGGCCGTGATGATGATCCCGTTGATGAGAACAGGACCGCCCGTCACGGTGTCATCAAGAACACCAGCGGTGCCGGTCGTCGCCAACTGGACGTTCGGGTTACACCCGGCCGCCACACTGATGTTGTCGCACCGGCCCATGCGCTGCACCCAGCCATATTGGCCGGATGCAATCGCGACCTGCGCAACGCCGACCAGATTGCCGAGCAGCGCGTTCGAGGTCGTGATGCCCGTCGCCGCGAAGGTTGCCGTGGTGATCTGCACCACAGCCCCAATCGCAATATTGGCCGAGGCTTTCACAAAGACGAACTCGGAATCGCCAGTGCCCGCCATGACGGTGCCCGGCGTAAACGGAGGCCCCGGATTATCGACCGAATTGGTCGAACTCGGAGCAACCGTCTGATCATATGCCGAGTACGTCTGGTTGAAGTTGACGCCTTCGCTGTTGGAAGTGACGTAGTTGTTCGTGCTCATTGTGCTTGTTCCTTTCCCAACCGCTTAGGTCGTCATGACGCCCTGGAGGAACGCATTGGACAGGGTCATATTGCCGGCCCATCCAGTGAGCTTCACCATGGCATCTTGGTTGACGCTGAATCGATCCGGGTCCAGCGGGACCATGTTGCGGTCGCGGTGCGGACGCAGATAGATGTAGTTCGTGTTCAGCGCGTAGAAGTGAATGCCGGACGGCATACCGCCGACCGCGCCTGCACCACCAGGACCGAACGTGTTGCCGTCAGTCGTCGTGCCCTGGAAGCCGCCATCAAGGATGACATCGGAATCCATGAACTTGAGCGACATGAAGCCGGCTTTCGCCACGTCACTGTCGGTCGAGGTAATGCGCTGGATCGCATGGAGCGACTGATTGTAGTAGCGCCATGCGAGATCGGACGCGAGCCACAGGTCCGGTCGATCCGTCTGCCGAACAAGCTGGGTATAAAGCGCCAGCATGTATTCGTAGACGTTGGCAGGCGAGAGCGCTGCGCCACCGTTCGCAGCAGCAGAATACTTGATATTCTGCCAGAACGCCCAGGTGCCCCGATCGATGCCGCCGACAACACCCGAACCCGGCGAAG